ATATTATTGGATATGACAATGTGGTAATGCACAAATTATTAAACTGGACACCACCTACATCAATTAAGATGATTGATACAATGATTATTAGTCAAATGAATAATTGGAGAAGAGAAGGTAAACATAGTTTAAAAAACTTTGGTATTATATTAGGAGATGCCAAAGGTGAAAGCCCAGACTTTTTAAAATATAGCCCAGAGATGAAAACATATGCTATTCAAGATGTTAATTTAAATCATAAGGTTTATAAATATGTGGTTAATGAAGCACAAGCTCTTATAGTAAATAGACCTTCATATAAAAAGGCATTACAAACTGAGCATGCTATAGCTGAGTTATGTTCTAATCAAGTTAAATATAAATGGAAGTTTAATATATCTTTAGCTAAAAAACATTATAATTATTTAACGTCTGAAATGAAAATAATTGAAGACAAAGTTAATCCTACTTTAAAACCTAGAAAAGTTTTTATAGATAAGGAGCCCAAAACAGCTAAATATATACAAGATGGTAGACTTAGTTCTGTTAGTGCAAGAATGTTATCTCAATTTTTAGGTACAGAAATTAAACAAACTGATACTGATAAATGGGATCCTAAGAAAACATTCCAAAGGTTTCAAATGATAGAAGCTGACCTTGGTAATATGGAACAAGTTAGAGGTATGTTATTAGACAGTGGTTGGAAACCTACACAATTTACACCAAAGGGTGAACCTAAAATAACTGAAGATAGTATACATACAATTAAAGGTGACTTTGGTAAACAAATATTACATTATTATAGTTTAAGATCAAGACATTCTGTAATTAAGGGTTGGATTGAATTAGCTGAAGCAAATGATAATAGAGTATTTGTTGAAGCATTTAATATTGGAACTCCTACATTTAGACAAAGGCATTCAAAAATTGTTAATGTACCTAATGTAAATAGTTTTTTTGGTAAAGAAATGAGAGAATTATTTGTAGCTGATACTAATAAAGTTATGGTTGGCTGTGATAGTGCAGGTAATCAAATTAGAGCTTTATGTCATTATTTAAATAGTAAAGATATAAGTGAACATGTTTTAAACGGTGACATACATCAAAGAACAGCTGATATTGTAGGTGTTACAAGACAATTAGCTAAAAGTTTATTGTATGCTACAATTTTTGGAGCAGGTTTTGCTAAGTTAGGTAAAATGGTTACTGGAATTGAAGATTTAGAAAAGGGTAGAGAAGTTAAAGGTAAATTATATGTTGCCTTTCCTGGATTAAAAGAATTAAATCTTAGATTAAATAAATTTTTTTATCAAACACAAAATAAAATGGGTATAGGTTTTGTACCAGCATTAGATGGCCGTAAAGTTTATGCGGAATCTTCATTTAAGTTATTAAATTATTTATTACAAGCATTTGAAGCTATTACAGTTAAGTCTGCAGTAGTTAATGCTTTTAAAATGTTTAAAGAAGAAAAATTAGATGTTGATATGTTAGGTTTAATACATGATGAAGTACAGGTACAAACTAAACCACAAAATATAATAAGAGTTAAAGAAATACTAAGTTATTCTTTTGGTGATTTTATTACTAAGGAATTAAGCTTAAATATTCAAATGGCAGGTGATGCTAAAGAAGGGAATAATTGGTATGAAACGCACTAATAAAGTAATAGGATTAATTGATGGTGATGTATTAATTTACAGAGCTATTAATAAATCAGAAAAAGATAATATAAAACCAAATGATGCTTTTGATATTGTATTAGAGGCAATAAAAAGAGAAACAGCATGTCAAGAATATTCTTTGCATGTATCAGGTAAGGGTAATTTTAGAAAAGAAATAAAACAACCTTATACTGTTTATAAAGGTAAGAGAAAAGATAAGCCACCTCAATTTAGGGCATTAAAAGATTATATAATTGAAAAATATAAACCTATAATGCATGATGGCTTGGAAGCGGATGATACAATATCTATTGAAGCTAATGAATATATAAAACAAAATCAATTATATATGTTAATTACAATTGATAAGGATTTAAAAACAATTGGTGGTTTATTTTATAATTTAATGTATAATAATTTAATTGCTGTATCTACAATTGATGCTATTGAGTTTTTTCATGAGCAATTATTAACAGGTGATACTGTTGATAATATACCAGGTATTGAAGGTGTTGGTAAAGTTAAAGCAGGTAGAATATTAAAAGATAAAAACATAAAAGAACAATTTGAGTCAATTGTTAATGCATATAAAAAACATTATGGTCAAGACCACAGAAATAGATTAGAGGTTATGGGTAAAATGTTATTTTTATTAAAAAAACTTGATGATAACTGGACTATTAATTATTGGAAGGGTTATATTAATGGCATTTAATCAGAAGAAGTATAATAAATCTATTAGGGGTATTGCTGTTACAGCTTGTAAAGCTTCTAAAAGGCGAGCTAAAATTAAAAATTTAGCATTTAATTTAACTTCTGATTATTTAGAATCTATTTTTCCAAAGACTTATTCATGTCCTATTCTTGGATATAAAATGAAAAGATCTAATATATCCTTAGGTAGATTAAGTCCAACATTAGATAGAATAAATCCAAGATTAGGTTATGTACGTGGTAATGTAGAATTTGTTTCAAATATAGCAAATTGTATGATGACCTCTGCTACTGGTAAAGATATTAAGAAGTTCGTTAAATGGGCAACAAAAAGATATAAAATAACAAGAGAGGAAGTATATGGGTAAAGAAACATCGTTTATAAAACATACAAGTTGTGAGCCTTGTGGATCTTCAGATGCAAATGCTGTTTATTCAGATGGTAGTACATATTGTTTTAGTTGTAAAAAAACTAAACCAAGCGGAACAGAAGATACAGAGGTAGAATTTAGTGTAGTACAATCACATTTAACTTTAGATGAAATAGCTAATTTACCAGTAGATGGTTTTAGAAATATATCTAAAAAGGTTTTATATAATGCTGGTGTTAAAGTAGAGTATGATGAAAATAGAAATATTATTAGTCATTTTTACCCTATAACTGTTAATAAAAAAGTTAAAGCATACAAGAAAAGAATAGTAGCTACCAAGGATTTTAGATCAATTGGTAAAGCAGATGTACCTGAGTTATTTAACCAATGTAATAGCGGTAAAAGAAAAAACTTAGTTATTACTGAAGGTGAAGTAGATTGTTTATCAATATTAGAAATGCTTACAAAAGCTAAGGCTCAATTTGATGTTGTATCAATTGTTAATGGAGCCCAAAGTGCTAGAAGAAATATTGCATCTAATTTAGAATTTGTAAATAAATATGAAAAAGTATTTTTAGCATTTGATAATGATGAGCATGGTATTGAATCTGCTATAGATGTAGCACATGTTATTAAGCCTGGTAAAGCACATATTGTAAATAATATACACAAAGATGCTAATGAAGCTTTATGTAAAGAACAATCTGAAGCATACTTAGCTGATATATGGAGTGCTAAAACTTATAAGCCTGACAATTTTGTCTCAGGTGAAAAGATTTGGCAAGCATTTAAAGAAAGATCTGAAGTTAAATCAATTGCTTATCCGGATTGTTTAAAAGGTTTAAATGATAAATTGTTTGGTATGAGATTAGGTGAAATTACTTTATTTACATCTGGTACAGGTTCAGGTAAATCTACTGTTGTTAAAGAAACAATATTAAATTTATTAGATAAAACTGAAGATAAGGTTGGCTTAATATCATTAGAGGAATCTATTGGTGATACAGCTACTAAATTAATTGGTATGTCTATTAATAAAAATATTAGGATGCCTGGTGATGTTAGTGATGAAGAAGCTAGGGTTGGTTATGAAAAAGTATTTGGTGATGAAAGATTAATATTATTAGATCACCAAGGATCTGTAGCTGATAATTCTTTATTAGATAGGATTGAATATTTAGCAGCTTTAGGTTGTAATTATTTAATACTTGATCATATAACAATTGCTGTTAGTGAAGGTGTTGATGGTGCAACAGGTAATGAAGCTGTTGATAAAGTCATGTCATCTTTATTAAAAATAGTTAAAAGGTATAATATTCATTTAACTTTAATTTCTCATTTAAGAAAAAGTTCTGGGGAAGGTAAGTCATTTGAGGAAGGTGTTATGCCTAATTTAGATTCTATTAAAGGGTCTGGATCAATTAAACAAATAAGTTTTGACATTGTAGGGTTTGCTAGAAACATGATGGCAGCTGAAAAACCTGATAGAAATATAGTTAAATTTGCTGTATTAAAATCTAGGTTTAGTGGTGATACCGGTATGTGTGGACAAGCAGTTTATAATGTAGGTACAGGAAGATTAAATTATAATGAAAATAATTTAGCTTTTAAAGAAGTACTGTAACAAGTTTCGGTTAGAAGTTAGAACTGTAAGTAAGACCTTTATGGCAACAGCTAACAGACAATGGTAGGTGGATGAGTAATAGGCTTTTCCTCTCTCGGCCTACATCACTACCAGAAAACCGGAGCAGCTGAGCAACCTGTTTAAAAGGCTCACAAATAAAGGACATATGAAAAGAAAGAAATATAAACCATTACCAGAAACTGTAACTATAAAAGAATCTATGATTGAAGGCTTAGGATTATTTGCCATTAAAGATATTAAAAAAAATACTAATTTAGGTATGATGCATTTTATAACTGAATATAAAGAAGTTATAAGAACACCATTAGGTGGTTTTGTTAACCATAGTAATAAACCAAATTGTATTAAAGAAAAGGAAAGTTGTATATATGAAGAAAGAACATATTTAGTCACGAATAGACTAATAAGAAAAGGTGAAGAAGTAACAACTAAATACACAATGTATAGGGTATAAAATGAAAGAACAATTAATTATAGCATTGAAAAAACATGCTGAGGGTCATATAGAAAAACATAAAGTTAATGTAAATATATTACTTAATAAAATATCAGGTATTGCAGAACATCCTGATGTTATTGAAACTGTCGAAAAAGAATTAGAAATAATATCTAAATATGATGATCAATTAGAAATGCTTAAAAAATATTTTAATTAGTTAAAGGGTGGCTTTTATACCACCCTTAAAAATTTTATTTAATCTGCTAGTCTATCCATATGAGCATAAATACGACCAAATACTTTATCTAATGACATAAGTTCTTGTTGCATCATGGCAACAATTGTTTGTAATTCAATTAAAGTTATAAGTACCCAAGTACTTAAACCTAATAAAATTGTTCCTAATAAAGCAATCATAGCTGTATTAGTTTTTCTTGACATTACCACCCTTAAATATTTGTGTACCTTTAATACCATAAATACTAGCAACTACAAGGATCCATAAATTAGTAAACCATTTAGGTAGTTCATTAAAGTATACAAAAAACAATTTCATTTTATCCATTGCAGTTGGATCTTCCGATACCACTGCCCAAGCCAAGATTAATATTGGAGCCGAAAGAATAATTAAAACAAATTCATCTTTCCAATCTGATTGTCTCGCCTCCAACAATTTCCCCTGATATTCTGTTTCCCCTTTAGCCATTTTAGATGCATGCATATATTGTGCATCTGCCATAACCATTTTGGTTTCTTGCCGCTTTTTATAAATGTGAGAGGCGGCATTGATGCCTAATTTTAAAGCACTAAACCACATAGTTACCTTGCCGTAGCTGGTACATTGTTAGTTCCAACTAGAGGTGCTTCTGCAAATGCCATGTAGATGTAGTTATCGTTAGCATCATTTGCATTATTATCAGTTGTTTTAAATTTAAAACCATTACTTAAAAAATCACAATAAGGAGAAGAAGTATTCTCAGCAGCATTAAGATTTGCAAACAATCTTACTCCAATAGGATTAAAAGAATTTGCTCTTTTATTATCTAACATTATCCAAGATGTATTAGCTTCATTAGTTTTTTTGGCTAAAACAAACGCAGGTTTAAATCCTGTGTAAACAAATGTTCCATCAGCATTTCCATTACCTGTGTAGCTTCCAAATTTTGAGTAGCCTTGTTTTTCTGCAAAACAGTAGGCTATGTAAGTTGTTCCATTTGCATTAATCATACTGTCTGAACCATTGTAAAAAACACTACTACTTGGAACACTTGTGCCATAGTTTGTATTAGTATCTATTGCATTTGTTGTGTTTAAATATAATGCTTTAGAACTATTACCAATTTTTGTGTGCCAAACATTCCAAGCATCAGAGCTATCCAATTTTTTTCTGATAACCATTCCAGCAATTGCACCCAAATGATGTGGAATTTGTTGTCCACTTGTTCCATTTCCAATATATTTTATAATTGAAAAACCTGCTGTGGCATTAACTGAACCTGTGTAAGATTTAGGACTTCCAGACCCACCAGAATTTCCAGATACTGATGTTCCTGCTTTCCAGTTCCAATAAACCATCTCTCCACTATTAAAAAAACTATCTCCATTAGGAAATGTATAACCATCAGTTGCAATACCATAAGCACCTACATCATTGTTTTGAGCTGAATTAGCGTTAGGAACAATGTAATTACCATTTCCTCTAATTACGTCAATTATACCATGACTTTGAATACTACCTCTGTTCTTGTGCCAAAACATATCTGGTGTAAACCCAACACCAGTTCTTGTTCCTGCACTTCCTGTACCTGTAAAAGTAAGTGTATTAAAATAATCTGTAGATTTATTAATTGTTGTGTATGACATTATAAATTTAATCCTTTCGTTGATAAGGCCGTAAAGCCTGTTGGTACGTCATATTCAAATATGCCGTTACCGCTTGCGTTAGTTCCTGCACTAGATACTGCTGTTGTTCCGAAGTAGCCATTTCCTAAGTTAGTTCTCCATTCTCCA